CACGACTTCCTAGTCGAAAACGAAATGGCCGACAAAATGGATTCACCAGACCTACCAGAAGAAAACACACAAGAGGAATTAGCATGATTCGCTTTAATGCAACATCAGTAACAATTGACGCGGCCGCCTCAGACGGTACGCCTAGCAGGACCATCACTGGTATTGCCGCCCCATACAACGTGGTAGCAACCGTGTCGGACGGGACAGAAATTATGCTGTCGCCTGGCGCTTTGCCAGTTGATGGCCCTAACCCGAAGCTCTTTGTAGGCCATTCGGCTGACAAGGTAATTGGCACAGTCATTGCCCGTGAGGACACCCCAGAAGGAATGCTGTTCCAAGCCCGAATTGCTAAAACAGTTCTTGGTCAAGAATCACTACAGCTGGCCCTAGAAAATGTGTACGACCAAGTTAGTGTTGGGATTTCCCCCCTGGAATTCAGCTACAACGAAGCAGGAGTCATGCTGATTGAAAAGGCAGCGTGGACAGAATTGTCCCTAGTTTCACACGGCGCGTTCGGCGCTAGTGCTAGCATCACAGAAGTTGCAGCGAGTATCCCCACATCAAATGAGGAAATCAGCAATAATACAGAAACGGCACCCGACGAGCCAGAACCCACAGAGTCAGAGGAGACCGAAGTGTCAGAAACACCAGCCCCAGAAGTAATTGAAGCATCATCAGTTTTTGCCCAGCCAAAACGCGAATTTGCTATGCCATCAGCTAGCGAAGTTCTCGCTGCTTACCACATTGGTGGAGACACCTACAACAAAGTGACTGACGCTTTTAAGCAAGCACAGCGCCGCGGACAAACAGCACTGCAAGCAGCAGCTGGCGACATTGTTACGGGGGACACTTTGGGCCTCCTGAATCTCAACGTGCTCGGGCCCCTCTTTCAGGATTTGAACTTCGTTCGTCCTGTCGTTTCAGCATTTGGCGCTCGCGCGATGCCTGCTTCACCATCTCGCCAGTTCGTGAGACCCACCATTACAACTCATACGTCAGCAGCCGTACAGGCAAACCAACTCGATGCAGTATCAGCTACCACAATGGTTATTGCTGCAAACACAGTTACTAAGCAAACTGTTGCTGGCCAAGTCACGCTTTCACAGCAAGACATTGACTTCACAGACCCAGCCGCTTTGCAGCTTGTGTTAAATGACCTCAGCGGACAGGTGCTCATCAAAACCGACGACATCGCAGCCGATGCACTTGTAGCTGGTAAAACAGCATCAGGTTCGACTTGGACTGTTACCGCTGCAGACCCGACAACATTGATTAGTGCTTTGTATGACGCAGCGCGCGAAATTGCTGAGGACAGCAACTATTTCCCAACCCATCTTTGCGTGTCACCCGATGTCTGGGAGTTGCTTGGCCGTCAAACAGACGCGGACAAGAGGCCGTTATTTGGTTACAACGCCAACGGCATGATGACCACAAACTCAATCGGCAATGTTTCAGGAATGCAGTACACCAGCATGAACGTGCTCGGTCTCACTGTTGTGGTTGATAACAACTTCGCTGCTGGAACCATGCTTGTGGTTTACGCGCCAGGCTTTGAGCTGTATGAATCAGGGGCTACTTTGCAGAGCTTTGAAAACCCATCAACCTTGGGCCGCACTCTCAGTATCCACCAGTACTTCGCCACATTTGTTGCAAAATCAAGCTTCATTCAAGGCATCGTAGTCGCTTAGTCCGAAAGGCGGTTAGCCGCCATGGCTACTTACAGTGTTATTTTCCACCAGCGTCTGGACGACTACGCAGTTGTTCAGACACTGGAAAACACCGATATTGCTATCGGTGAAACCATCACGCTCACGGGTGTAGGTCATAACTTAAACGGCACACATACCGTTTACGCATTGCCCCAATACCTCTACCGAGGCATAGATAGCCAAGGCGACATTCTGCTCGATGCAGATTTTCCAATACCTAACCAAGTCATGTTTTATGACGTGGACGGTGACTTAGAACGCTCAGCTGCCATTCCCCCTGGCACTTTGACTTATACCCAAACTTGTACATGGGTAACTAGCGCACAGGTTCAACTGTGGCTGGGTTTAACAAGCCCTAGCGCCGATGAAACAACCTTCCTGGCACAATGCACCAGTGCGGGTAATCAGGTCGCTTACAGACGCAGACAAGAAGCCTCTTATTTTGACGCTTTAGCTACCAGCCCATCGGGCGATGTGACCTTAGGAACAATAATGCTATGCGGCGCGTATTTCCGCCAGCGTGGTTCTATTGACCAATTCGCTAGTTTTGATTCAATGGGGCAAGCCATCACCACTAACGCGTTCACCCCAATGGTTAAGCAGCTGCTAGGGATTGACCGTCCAGCGGTGGCCTAATGGCATACACAGACTTATTTAACGAGGCCATAGATGACCTGGCTACAACGCTGGCAACTATAAGCGGCTTGCGCGTAGTCACTGACCCAAGAAACTTAAACAGTAATTGCGTTTTTATAGACGCCCCATCGTTCTCAGCTATGAACAATCACATAGTGACCATGACTTTTCCTGTGCGCGTAATCGGCATAGGCCCAGGCAACTTAGACACGCTACGCCCCCTGCTAGCTATCTCTGCAGCCCTTCTCGATAAGAACGTGGCTGTAACATCAGGCAACCCAGCTCTGGCATCTATCGGCGGGCAAGAATTCCCTGCTTACGATTTGACCGTAGTTATGCAAGCTCAGAATGTATGATGCACACAGCGCAGACTAAAATCTGTAATAATCTAAACAACAGCGGTGGCCCGACACACCTACATGACCAGGAGTAAACATGGCCACCAGCACCACCACCTATCTAACAAACCCAACAGTGACAATTCTTCCTGCTACTGCAGGTACTGTTTTTGACGCCACAGCGGTGACATCATCAGCGGCAATTTCGGTGGGCTATGATTCACTCGAGAGCACCAGCTTTGGAGATTCTGGACACCAGTTTGTAAAGGGCCTGCAAATGGTAGAGGTCACATTGACCTGCTACGCAAGCTACGGCGCAACCTCAGTCGAAGCTGCACTGTTCGCAGCACTAGGCACAGGAACTTCTGTCATCACCATCTCACCTGCAGGCGCAACAGAATCCGCAACAAACCCTGAGTACGTTGTAACTAATTGTTTCCTAGCATCATTTGAGCCAATCAACGGCTCATACGGTGAACTGTCAATGATTGAAGTTACATTCACAGGCGGAACATTTGTCCGCGACATCACTTCGCCCTAATCGCTAAAACAGAAAGCAGCCGACAATGCAATTAACAATGCAAATAGACCTGGGCAACGGCCCAGTGATAGTCAAAACAAACCTCATGGTAATAGTCAACTGGGAGCGCAAATACAAGCGCAAAGCTAGCGACATCTCTACCAGCGGAATTGGTATGGAAGATTTATCTTTCATGGCCCACGAGGCAGCCAAGATTTCTGGCATAGGTCAAATACCGCTCATGCTGGACGATTTCATTAAGCAGCTTGTATCTCTCGAGGTGGTGGAATCAGAAACGGTAAACCCCACCGAGGCGGCACCTTCCTACATTCCTTAGCATCACTGCTAGTTGAAACAGGATTCTGGCCGCCAGAAATACCATTTGACATACCCGACTTAGCTACTTGCATTAGTATCATCAACGAGTCGAGGAAAAAACAAAGATGAGCGTTACCACCAGCACAGAGATTTACGGCTTAAAGAAGGCGTTAGCTGAACTGGCTACCATCGACACCAAGACCAAATTTAAAGCTGTAAGCAAAATTAAGTCTGCTGGCGGACAAATGGTTACTCAGGTAGCTGCTCAATATCCTCAGACTGTCCCGCTATCGGGTATGAACCAATCTAAAAAAGGCGGCATACGCCTTGCCTACAACCCCGAAAAAGTACGCAAAGGCGTGACAATCCAGGTAGGTGGCCGCATGAAGAATGGCAACATTCCTTTGGTAACGCTTATCCAGAAAGACGCTGGCGGCGCTTTCTTTGATGTGGCAGGGTTGCGCAACGGCAGCTCACAAGTTGTACAGGCCTTAGATTCCCGCAACGGCAAAGCGCAGCGCGGTATGTGGCGCGAGCGCAAATACATTTACGGCCAAGCTACCCAGGACATTCTTTCTGCTATCGAAGAAGTTATGCAATCCGTTAATAGAAACTTGGTTAAGTAATGGCTGTATTTATTCCTATTATTTCGGAATTTAATTCCAAGGGCATTGACCAAGCTAAAAAAGAATTTGCCAGCCTGGAAGGCGCAGGAGCTAAGGCACAATTTGCTATCAAGAAAGCAGCCGCCCCTGCCATTGCAGCTCTTGGTGCTATCGGCGGAGCCGCTGTAGTTGCCGCTAAAGATGCTGTGGACTACGGCGAAACACTTAACGCAGTCTTTGTTACCTTTGGCGAAAAGGGTTCTAAAGAGATTGGAAAACTTGCTGACGCCAGCGCCAAAACCTACGGCCTTTCAAAAACAGACTTTAACAATATGGCTGTTTCGTTTTCTAACTTTGCCAACGATTTAGCTACACCACAGAAAAAAGCTAGTTCAATTGTTAAAGATTTGTCGGGACGTGTAGCTGACTTTGCTAGTGTTATGAACATCTCAGTGCCAGACGCGGCAGCCAAGATGGCATCAGCGTTAGCTGGTGAAGCCGAACCAATGAAAAAGTTTGGTATTAACATTTCTAACGCCGCTGTAGAAACTTTTGCATTAGAAAACAACATTGGCAAAGCTGGCGAAAAGCTAACTGAAAGCGACAAAGCCGTTGCTCGTTACGGCTTGCTTATGCAAAAGACGTCAGTTTACTCAGGAGACTTTGCCAACACATCAGACTCACTGGCCAATAAACAAAAGATACTTGGCGCAGAATTTGACAACCTAAAAATTTCTATCGGCCAAAAACTTATACCCGTATTTGAAGTAATGATGGACCTTGTAAAAGGATTCTCGGACTGGGCTTCAAAAAACAAAGATATTGTAACAATTATTGGTATCGCTATAGGCGGAATAGCTGCAGCAATAGTTTTGGTAAACGCAGCGCTGGCGATATCTCCAATTGGGTGGATTATTATTGGCGTAGGTTTATTAGCAGCTGCCTTGGTAATCGCATACAAAAAGTTTGAACCATTTGCAGCTGTTGTTGACAGTGTATTTGGAGCCATGAAGTTTTGGATAACCAAAGTAACTATCCCAGCCTTAGAAACTTTATTGACAGTGTTTAAAACTATTTTCAACGGCATAGCTAGTATCTGGAATAACACAGTCGGCAAACTGTCATTCAAGTTGCCTTCGTGGGTTCCAGGTCTCGGCGGCAAAGGCTTCGATATGCCAAATATTCCTATGCTTGCAAACGGTGGAATCGTCACCAGCCCAACTCTTGCCTTAATCGGCGAGCGCGGCCCCGAGGCTGTAATCCCTCTCACTGGCCCTAACGCTGGCGGTGGCATAGGCGGCAACAATGTCACTATTAACGTCAACGGTGGCGACCCCAACGCAGTAGTAGCTGCACTTCGTAAGTACATGGCTACCAACGGTTCAATACCTATTCGGATTGCTTCGTAATGCCCTTTACGCCCCCCACAGTCAATGTGGCCACAACAATGGATGGCACATACACCACCATTGCTGGCATACAAAACCTGCAATTTAATCGCGGACGCCAGCGTTACTCTGACCCTTTTGCTTCTAGCAACTTGACTATTGAAATGCTTGCGCCAACTAACGACGCTTTAATACCAACAGTCGGCAACTACATAGATATTCGTGCCACTAATAGTTCAGCATCAGAGGCTTATTTTGTTGGAAAAGTGACAGACGTTTTTAGGAAATACGACATTCCTTACACGAGTGCAACCAACAGCGCCCCAGGTGACCGCATTTATATAACAGTCCGTGGCGCTCTTGGTCTTATTGGCCAGTATGAAACAGGTGGTGTGGGTGTATTTAAGGCAACGCCAAGCCGAACAATTTTGTCACTCTTTAACAACTTTTGTGGAGTGCTGTTTAACACAGATGTGCAATACATAGGCAACAGCGCTAATTGGCCTATTCTGCGTTTTGATTCTCAATTTGTAACGTTTAGCGGCTCAGGACTGGACACCTTAAACCAACTCGCTAGAACTAGCCCTTACTATTTTTCTGACTACGACAATGCCAGAGTAATAACAGTGGCCGACCCTAGCGTCGGTGGCATTAACCCTGGCTACGGCCCACGAGATTTTATGGTAGGGCTAAGAGATGCAGGGCTGTCAGAAGTCTCAGCTAGTAACTTTACTTTTTCTGATACTGGCTCAATCAAATATGACGGTATTGAATTTTTGACTGGTAACCAAAACAATTACAGCTTCGTTTTGGTCAGTACAGGAAATAATCTTTTTGATGACCTACCAACTGGTGACCCAATACCAAACCCCATACCTGCAAATGGTGGTTATTACGACAACAGTTTTGCGCCGTACACAACGCTTTCGTGGACTACTAACAGCATGGAAACGGATTGGTCTAATGACCTTGCGGCTATTGTTTACAACCGCACCACAAAGCCAACTATTGGCCCTTTCTCAATCACAACCAGCACAGCTGTGGACAGCACAGCCTTAAACATGGCGCTAATGAACACGCATTTCGTAGGCGAGACTGGCTCTATAACCTTTCGTGGCACGACCTATAAGGTTAGTCTTGAAGGCGTGGAAGTTTCTATGACACCTGACCAGGCAAGAGTTACTTGTTACTTTTCGCCTTTCCCAGGGGATTTTTTCATTCTTGATAGCGCATCAAATGGTGTGCTTGATGTAAACAAATTGGGGTACCCATAATGGCTATTAAAACGTTCACAGCAAACTCGGTGCTTACAGCTGCCGATACCAATACTTATTTGGCTAACTCAGGGCTGGTGTATGTCAAGTCGCAAACGGTTGGCACAGGCGTTTCTAGCGTAAACGTCACATCAGCATTTAGCAGCACCTACGACAATTACCTCATTACATATCAAGGCGGAACAATGAGCGTAGACACAGCCTTAAAGTTTAAACTTGGTAGTAACACAAACAACTGTTTTGGCGCTTTTAATCACACACCAAACTATTTGCTAACAACTGTGCAAAATGTTGGCGATAACAGCACTGCTTTTTTCACTTACGCAGGTGGTGGCAATTCAAACAGTGCTAGCAGTTACCTTTATGTTACTGGCCCTAACACCGCTACCAGAACCTACATAAATAGCGGCATTGTCAATTACAGCACTGTCTTTGGTACATATGTAGGGGTTAATTTTAATACCACACAATTTACGGATTTTACTTATGAGCCGTTTAGCGGAACTATGACTGGCGGAACTATTACCGTTTACGGATTTCGAAAGGCATAACCCATGACACGACCAAACATACAAATAGACGACGAAGTACGCGAAATGACCAAAGAAGAATACGAAGCGCTACTGGCTACAGGCTGGACATTAGAGGCAACCGATGAAACGCCTAGCCCTGCTTAGCCTTACCCTGCTCACCCTCACAGCCTGCTCCGACCGTGTACGCCACAACTGCGCAACAACCGACACAGCCCACGACTCATTCATAGAAAGCAAATGCAAATGAAACTTGAAAACAGACTTACTAACGAGGAAATAAAAGCACGTTTAATTCTTGTAGTAGGCGTGTGCCTTTCGAGCGCGTTCCTATTCTCCATCGTTGCCCTGCTCTATGGCTTGTTATTTGTCGTGCAACCCACCGAGCAAGCACCAAACGACAGCGAGGCTTGGGCAATCCTGTCGCCAATGCTTATGACCCTTGCAGGTGGCCTTATCGGTTTGCTGGCTGGCAACGGGCTTAAAGACAAACCTAAAGACCCACCAGTATGACCGCCCGCAAATATCCTTTTTACCCTGCGTGGAACGGCGAAGCGACGTCACCGATTACAAAGAAGTTTTACGAACTATGCAAAAAACGCTGGGCATTTACTAATCTCGGTATGTATGCAAACCGCCAAATGCGCGGCTCAAAGAATTTAAGCGTTCACGCAACAGGCTTCGCTGTTGACATGGGATACCCAGCAACTCGAGCAGGACGCGCAGCTGCTAAAGAATGCTGGACATGGCTTCTTGACAATTCAGAGGCCCTGCTAATTTGTGAGATTCACGATTACGCCTTCCGCAACCCTGCACAACCCGAAACAGACAAAACAGCCTGGGGGCGAGGGTATCGTTGCTCTCGTGGCCTAGGTAAAAAGGGCGTCAAGATATTTGACAGCAAAGACAATGCCGGCACTCCTGGCGGTGCTTGGTTACACGTTGAAATTTCAAATGCCTGGAAAACCCCAGAAGATTTTGAGACAGCCTGGAAAGCGCTACCAGCGCCAATCAAGGACTCCTGACTCGTTTGAGCGTGGTCAGGGCTAGGTGGTGGGTATCTTTGTTTCCATTGGGATATCCACCACCGACTTCGCAAATTGTGTAAAGTAACCATCGCTACTCAAATAGCAGAAAGACAAAGGAAACATGATTTACACCGACCTACCACTGTTCAGGGCTACAGACCCAGACACATCACGGCAGCCGAGCCCTATACGGGTAAATACCCATCGAGCGTTACTGCTGCAGGAATACTTTTACGCCACGCTGGGGCTGACTGATGAGGAAGCAGGCGCTAGAGCCGCACTGAATGGCCACGACATTAAGGGCTATTGGAAGCGCTGCTCAGATTTGCGCACTCTAGGTCTAATTGAGGACTTAGGCATTCGTAGAGCGCTTACAAGTGGCTCTCAGGGCATTGTGTGTGCAATCACACAGGCAGGAATAGACACAGTTAGGGGCTGGGCATGACAGACACCCAATTCGTAGTCAGTTTCTTTATCGGCTGGGTGTCCTGCTGGCTCTACCTTAAAATGATGGCGAACCGACCATGATACCGACATGGGGCTATGTGGCTCTAAGGTCTAAAGATAAGAAAACCATGGTGCAAGTCTTTACAGACTTATCCACAGGCCTGATTGTTTATACCCAAGTCTGCCAACGTGCGCAGAATTGGCATTCATGGGGGCCGCCAACAGAAGTTGAGAGAGTTGATTAAGAAACTTATGGCACTATCGCTAATCCTCGCCCTATCCACCCCAGCCCACGCAAGTGCAGCTGCTAATTCATGCCCTAAATGGGAACCGCTACTGGCCGAGTATTTTCCTGCCAAGGTGG